TGAGAAAGAGACCTTTCTGCTACACAATTTGGAACCATTTTTTTGCCTTTCTTTTTCATTCCAACTTGTTTATATCCAACCCAACAAGGATCTCCTTTTCCTGCTTCGTCAATTTTGTTAGAAACCATTTTCGGTGCTCCTCCTTTACCGGATCTATCTGCAACAGGATCTTGCTCACGCTTCCTACGAACTGCAGCAGCAATCTTTTTCTTACCCATCTTTGCTGCTTTTTCATTAGACAAGCACTTAGGTTTTGGTTCGCCTGGTTCGCGAGCACACTTACCTACCTTTTCACCTTTAGTGTTATAGCGATCCCAACCACCTTTAGGACCATCTCCGAACCACTTACGGAGATCTTCTAACTTCAATTCTTCGCCCATAGAACCACCACCATCTCCACCGTTACCATTGCCGTTTCCGTTGGTTTCGGTTTCGTCATCTTCGTCCTGCTCCAAGCGACCCCTAGCACCTACATGGTAACCATTAGGGATCTTCTTGCATTTTTTATCGTCAAAACAGTAGTATTGACCTGCAGGGCACTTTTTCACCGTGAAAGTTCGTATTACTTGTCATTATTTAGTAATCCTTCCTTTAAAAGTTTCTGTAATTCTGCAGTGCTACCAACGAATAGTGCGTTATTAACGGTCTTCGGACCACCTTGAGGCTTCTCCATGTCTTTCATTTTCTTCTGAAGATCTAGGAGTTTATCTGTTACATCACCCACAGATTTAATCAACTGACCAGCGACTTCAAATGCTCTAGGATGCTGACTGTCTTGTGCTAGGTCGATAATACCACTGACTGCTTCTTGACCTTTCTCAATTAGATTATAGAGTTGTGCTCTACTATACTCATAATCTTTTTGAGGATCGTCTGGAGTTTCCCGCACAGGTTTTTCTTTTTTGGTACCCTCAACGATCTCCGCCTTTACGTCAAGTGCCTTGTCGATAGCATCGAACTGCTTTTCCATACTTATACATCGATCCCCTGACTTGGACTATAAGTCTTGAAGTCTGTAAAGAATTCAATGTCCTCATTGAAACCAAAGTCATCCATTGGTTGAATTAGATTATCATCTGCAGTATTGATGATATTAACTTTATCTCCACTGTAATGCTCTGCCTCTGTTGTACCATATTGAGCACGGGCAACAATAATATCTCTATTATTGATACCTTCAATACGCATAACTTCATCGTTGACCTGAATAAAGGTTCGTAGTTGAAGTGAAGCACTACTTGCAACCTTCATCAAGGTCTTACCTTTTTCAAGTGTAGCAGTAATATTCGTTGTCTCGTCGTCGTTATAGTCTTTGGTAGCAGCAGGTGTAACTGTATAACGGACTTCTCTTGGTGCTCTGATACCAGCAGAGTAATCGACCTGAACCTTTTTGATGAGACCACCTGCTTCGTCTGTAGGTAGTTCGTTGTAGAAATATGTCTTAGCAGTAAAGGTTAGCTCATAGACAATAAACCTTCTAGTGCTGAAGTCACCTTCATAGTCATCCTTAAAAGAGATGTCATTCAGGCAGAATGGGATATCACGCTTCTCATTAATTTCTGGAATGAGATTTAGAGTAAGTGTGAAGCAAGGTGCAAATACTGGTAGGATCTGTTCTAGGATCTGAAGAACATCATCCTGCAACTTAGCAGCAAAACTCAACCTAAACCCAATGTTGTATGGGATAGGCATAAACATCTTCTTGATGGTGTTGCCTTCTACCGCACAGAACTTGGTGATAGGTGCAATTTTTCTGCTGGGATCATAGTCATACGAAATGATCTCAAACGACAATCTAGGTAGTGTGATAGCAACGTTCTTGTCGAAATCAGGTTGCTGCTCAATTCTAGCCAGAAATTTCTGGATAGGACCGTATGCAATGGGTACCTTGAGACTGCTTAGTACATCATCATTATCGTCTGCTTTATGGCGGACTTCGATGTTGTTAAACATCGTACCGAAAGCAATTACGATCTTACGAATAATTTCGTGATAAAAGTATGTTCCAAACATAAATTAAACCTCCCCGAATGGGTTTTCCTCACTGAAGTCTAAAATTTCTGCACCTTCAGTTTGGAAGTCTTCAGCACTATCGTATGGATCGTCATCCAGATAGTTAATGCTATTTAGTGTGTAAGCAACACTACTGCTAGTGGTGCCCTCACCAACAATGACCTCACCGACTGCAAAGCGCCCTGTTAGGTTGCGTGCATTTAGTGTTAGAGTGGGTTCATCATACTTGTTTACGAACGCTGTGGTGCCCGTAGAGACGCCTCTAATGTAGTCTCCGTATCTAAACGTACCCACACCGATTGTACCCGCTGCAGCGACTGTAATGGTAGGTGCCTCGGTATATCCATAACCAGCATTGAGAACCCTGATTTCCGCAACCTGATTGGAAGTATTGAGAACAGCAGTACCGATTGCAGTAACACCACCTGCAGGAGGAGCACTGAATGTAACTGTTGGTGTAACAGCGTAATTTCTACCAGTGTAAGATACAGTAACGACACCAACAGAACCTGTTGTACCAATACCTGCCTGAGCAATAGCACCAGAACCCTTACCGTCAGTAGGTTCGATCTGAACGTTAGGAATGAAGGTGTATCCAGAACCAACTCTTGTGATATAGATTTCTTGTAGAGATCTTGTACCACTCTGATTTGTTGTGGTAATAGCAACAGCTTGAGCACCAACACCAGTTGTAGGTGGTTGGATCCTGACGATTGGATCGCCAGTGTATCCTTCACCTTCATTGACTAGTCTGATTACATGAACTGCGCCATCGACAATTGATGTGATTGCCGTTGCAGTAGAACCAATACCCAGTAGGGTAAGTGTTGCGTTGTATCCGGTCTCTTCAAAGTTGTTATCAATATCATTGATACCAGTATCAATAACCTCATCCTCATATTCAAACAACTCACACTTCAGCAAGTATGTGTAATTGTTTTGTAGTTGATAGAATGATGGTTGCTCGTGTTCAACATACTTGATTTCAAACAACATATCTCCTAGTGGAAAATAAATCAGATCCCCTTCCAATGGTCTTCTGGGAGGAGCAGCGAGATCAACCGGACTTTCTTCTAAGTTAGTATAACCACCTTCTAAAAGACCAGTAATACTATCTTCAAAACGCCTTTGGGAGATAACAATCTCCATTTCTGCAGTAGAACGGACACCAAACTTCGTCAGGATATTATGGTTATCTGCAAAACCATCATAGTTTTGAATATAACCTTCAATGGGGCAAGACTTAGTAAATTTAGAAGTGGTAACCTCCCGCATAATCGTCTTTACATTGACGAATTGACGCGGCAAATATGTGAATTCAATGCCGTGCATTTTGATATGCTCGTCAATCAAATTCTGAACAAGCGTTTGCTCGTTACCAGTGCCTTGTGTAAAGAATGGATTTAACATCAGCCAATCATATCCATTGGTGGAAGTTCATAATCCCAAGGCATACGCTCAGTCAGTTCTTTTAGTTCTTGCTGAGCATCCTCATAGATCTCACGACCGTTTAGTTCAATACCACCAGGTAGTTTGACCCCACGGAACTTGATCAAGTTCTGTCCCCACTGTCGCTTCATCAAAGCAGTGAAGTATCTCTTCAAGAATGGGTCGTTATAGACCTTAGTAAAATCATTAGGATCTAGAACTCGATAGCACTGAATGAGTAGATAATCTCCTTCAGTTAAACTTTGAGCATCCGTATCAAGATATAGTCTATTCTGTCGTCTGTTATATCGAATTTGCTTGGATGGATTTAGTAGGAAATCGACATCAGCAAGATAACTTCTAGTCATCGCATAGGTTAGCATCTCAAACCCAGTGAAGTAGAAGAAGTCACTCATAAAGAATTGATAGTTCAAGTTATTGAACATCGTGGTTGAGATAACACGATTATCAATCTTATAAATTTTTTCTACACCAATTACTGTATCGGGAACTTGAATGAAGTTCTGGTTTTCTTCATAACTAAAAGTTGTTGTACCAATACCTGTGATGCTAGCAGTAGCAGTGGTGGTGGTGATGCCGATAGTCTTATCATCACCTCTTGCTTCGATGGCGTCAATAAAGTTCTGCGTGATCTTATGCTTCAGATACATCAACTCTACACCATCCATATGGCGGTTTTGATATACCTGAATAGCGTCGTCCATCAGATCATCAATCTGCTCATCAGCAAGGTTGATTTCCAATACAGGATAACCCAGCTGCCTTTTTGCATAATCGATTAAATCCTGTCTGGAAGCAGGGTTCGCCATATCTATAATTACTTTTCTTTATTTATCAGGTGATCTAGAAAATGATACAATCTAATTCATCACCAGCAGCAG